GCAGGGCCCCGGCGATCACAAACATGGCGTGTCGGGCACGACCGGCGTCAACTCCGGCGGCGGCTTCAACGCGGATCAAGGGAGCAATGCCACCACCCCGTTCCACAACCACACACATGGGTTCAGCGCGGACACGGATCAGGGCAGCGGCCACAGTCACACGGTGCCCTCGGGCACGTCCGGCAGCGCGGCTCCTGACGTCGCGGGCAACACGGGCAGCGCGACCGCCACGACGGTCGGCTCCACGGATTCGGCCGGGGCCCTGGCGATCACCGGGGCGTCCGCGTCGGCCGCGAACAATCCGCTCTACGTCGACTTCTTCGCGTGTCGGAAGGACTGACCGATGCTGCTCACCTTCGACGACGACTTGGGCAAATGCCATTTCGAGTTCTGCTTCGTCGGTTTCGTCCTCGGCGGCAGTCTGCTCGACAAGAAGGGCCTCACCATCCTCCGTCGAGAGATGCAGCTGTTCGAGAAGCTCGAAGCGATCAGCGAACTCAAACCGTGCGGCAAGAAGCTCGTGAACGGCGAGCCGGAACGACAGTTGATCTCTGGAGACGGCGCGCGCGAGCTGCACGTCGATGCGAGCGAGGTCGACATGCTCTACAACTACATCGCCAACGTGCCGTGGCAAGCGGGCTCGCCCGTGCGCCGCGCGCTCGAGACGTTAGATTGGTTGCAACAACATGGCCGGTCCTGATCCCGCGACGACTGAATGGGTTCCGATTTGGAATCCGATGTCTGCCGGCCCTGTCGGGCCGACGGGCCCGCAAGGCATTCAAGGCCCCACGGGACCGACGGGCCCCACAGGACCGACCGGCGCAGACAGCACCGTCCCCGGGCCGACGGGACCGACGGGCCCGAAGGGCGATACCGGCGCGACCGGCGCAGCCAGCACCGTGCCGGGGCCGACGGGACCGACGGGCCCGCAAGGCCCCATCGGGAACACCGGCCCCACGGGCGCAGCCAGCACCGTGCCGGGGCCGCCAGGCGCGACCGGCGCGACCGGGCCGCAAGGCGTCCCGGGGCCCGAAGGTCCCATCGGTCCGACAGGCGCACCGGGCCCGACGAAGATCACGAACCTCGGGCCGACCTACGTCACCGACCCGACCGTCATCGGCACTGCGCCGTTCCTGCGCGTCAAAGATCCGGCCACGACGTTCGACGGCCGCCTGATGCGGAACGTGCCGAGCGTGATCCTCAGCACGAACATGGCGTGGGACGGCGTGAACTTCCTCGCCGACGATGTCGCCAAAGGCAGCGCGGGGCTGTTCCTCGTCCAAGGCGCGAGCGAGTCGCTGCTGCAGTGGTACGACGCGCCCGCCGGGCCGAACCCAAAGGCCGTGTCCATCGGTCTGTCCATCGGCCGTGCCACTGGCATCGTTGAACGCGGGCGCAACGTCGCAATGGGCGATTGGATCGATGTCGCCTACAACGCGGCGAACTTCACGACGAACAGCGCGGCCGCGTGGACCGTCACCGCCGTGGAGCAAGTGACGCTGGCGTACACGCTCATCGGCAAGACGATGATCCTCTCGTTCTACCTTCAGCAAACCGGGCTCGGGAGTCCCGCGCCCACGGAGCTGCGGATCAAAATCCCCGGCAACTATCTCGCAGACAAAGCGCAACGCCCCGCGGTGTTGCAGTTCTTTGATTTGACGTGGACGAGCGGGGTCATCGCAACCGTTGCGGGCGGGAACTACATCGGCTTGCAGAAGATTGCGGGCGGGACATGGTCGGCCGGCAGTGCCAACCTGTGGGTCATCGGCCAGATCGCCATTCCGCTTCAATAGGAGGGCAGCATGAGCGTCGGCTTAGCCGTCACAAAGGACGAGATCGATGCGCGCGCCGGGGACATCAGCCGGCAGTTCCAACGGCTGTTCGGAGACGTCGTGACGCTGCAGCAGTACCTGCTCGCCACCCCCACCGAGACGCTCGTCGCGCTCGGCTACAGCGACCAGGACGTCGCCGTGCTGAAGACGGCATTCACCGATCTCACGGAGCTCGCAACCATCTGGAGCGGCAACGCGGCGCTCCCCGCGGCGAAGGACTTCCGCGCGTTCGTCAAACAGCTGTGGGGCGTCGGGGCCTTCTGAAGGAGGGACACCGTGATCGCACTCATCGTCTGGCTCATCGTCATCGGCGCGCTGCTCGGCCTCGTCGAGAGCAACGTGATCGTCATGCCGGCGTGGATGAAGTACGTCGTCCGCGTCGTGTGCATCATCGCGGTCGTGCTGCTGCTGGCCTACGGGCTGCTGCCGCTGCTGCCGCCGTTCCCGGGAGCTCGCTCTGTCCCGTAGGGGGGCTCCCGATACACATCGGTGACCATTTCGCGCGACAATGCGGACATGCCGACTCGGCAGGAAGACCTCATGCGTGCGCGGTGGCATCTCGCGGCAGCCCAACAGCTGCTCCGCAAGGCCCTCGCGCTGCGCGTGGTCGTCGCTGTCAATCGCGCGCTCAAGCTGACCGACGCGCTGCTCTCGCACGGCGCGCCCGGCCAGCCGTTCCTCGAGCTCGAAGCCCCGGACGACGGGGCCGCGGTCTGACGTGCCGCTCGCGCCGCCGCGGCTCTGCCCGGGCTGCGGGCACCTCACCACAGGTCCGTGCGGCCGCTGCCTGCGACGCAAGGACCAGGCGCGCGGCAGCGCCCGGGCCCGCGGCTACAACTCCGAGTGGACGACCCTTGCCCGCACGTTCCTGACGCAGTTCCCGTGGTGTGGGCAGCGCGCCGACGGGCAGCTGCACACCGAGCACAGCGTGTGCGCCGCGCGCGGGGCCCGCGTCGAGGCCCGGGTCGTTGACCATATACGGTCACTCCGTGACGGCGGGCCGTTACTGGACCCGCACAACCTGCAGTCGCTCTGCACGTCCTGTAACACCCGCAAGGGCTGAGCGTAGACTCTCCCGTGGCGCGCCGGTCGACGTGTGAACGATCTCGACTCCTACGCGCAAGCCGTCGTCCTCGGGATGATTCCCGGCGGCAAGTACCACCGCCTCGCCTGCGCACGCCATCTGCGCGACCGCACGCGCGAAGCCACCGACGACTTCCCGTTCGTCTTCGACTACCCGCGCGCGGACCGCTTCTTCCGGTTCGCCGCGCAGCTCCGGCACTACAAGGGGCAATGGGCCGGGCACCTGATCACCCTTGAACCGCATCAGCGGTTCCGCCTCGGGTCCATCTTCGCGTGGGTCCATCGGGACACCGGCCTGCGGCGGTTTCGCGCGGCCTACAACGAGATTCCCCGCAAGAACGGCAAGTCGCTCGAAGCCGCCATCGTCGGGCTCTACGTCACGTTCTTCGACGGCGAGGGCGGCTCGGAGGGCTACTGCATCGCGACCAAACGTGACCAGGCGCGCATCGTGTTCAACGATTGCAAGCGGCTCGTCCAGTCGAGTGGGCTGCGGTCCCGCATCGGCGTGCTGATGGCAAACCTCAACCACGAGCGCAGCGCGTCGAAGCTCGAACCGCTCGGCGCGGACAAGGACTCGACCGACGGCCTCAACCCGCAGCTCGTCATCATCGACGAGGCGCACGCGATGAAAGACCGCGGGCTGATCGACGTCATGGAAACCGCGACCGGCGCGCGGCGGCAGCCCGTCATCTTTTGGATCACCACCGCAGGCAACGACCCTGTCTCGCCGTGCGGCGACCAGCACCACTACGCGTGTCAGATCCTCGATGAGGTCATCCACGACGAGACGGTGTTCGCCTTCATCGCCTCCGCCGACCCGGAGGACCCGCCGTGGGCGGAAGCGACGTGGCGCAAGGCCAACCCGAACTACGGCGTGTCGGTCCTCCCGTCGGACCTCATCGCGCTCGCGACCAAGGCGCAGCACATGCCGCCGGCCGCCGCGGCGTTCCAACAGAAGCGGCTGAACCTGTGGATCAACACCGCCTCGCCCTGGCTCTCACTCGACGGCTGGCGGCGCGGGCAGCATGACGATTGGGATCTCGACTCGATGATCGACGAGCCGTGCTACATCGGCATCGACCTGAGCAGCAAGATCGACCTGACCGCCGTCGTCCTCGTGTTCCCGCCGACCGCCGACCGGCTCACGTGGCGGCTCGTCCCGTGGTGTCTGACGCCGGAGGACACGCTCGACGCCCGCGCGCATCGCGACCGCGCCCCGTACCGCACGTGGCTCGAGCCCGGCCGTCTGGGCCGCACCTTGCGGACCAACCCCGGCAACCGCATCGATCAGGACGTCGTCCGCGAGCTCGTGCTCGAAGCGGCCGCGCGCTACGACATTCAAGCCGTCGCGATCGACCCCTACAACGCGGGCAACCTGATGAAGCAGCTGCAGGACGACAGCTTCCTCGTGGTCGAGATTCCGCAGAACTTGCAGCAGATGAGTCCCCCGTCGAAGGACTTTGAGGCCGACGTGCTCGACGGGCTGATCGATGCGGGCGGGGACGCGCTGATGACGTGGTGCGTGTCGAACGTGATCGTGCAGGTCGACAACAAGGACAACATCTACCCGACGAAGAAGCGGAGCCGCGGCCGCATCGACCCGGTCATCGCGACTTTGATGGCACGCAAGCTCGCGACCGCCGGGCCGAACCTCGCCGACGACCCCGAGCTCGTCGTCGCGTGATTACAACAACAACACTAATAACAACAGTTCCGACTTCCGCAGCGCGGCGCGCACGACGTCGAGTTTCTGGAGCTCCAACTCGATGCGATGCTGCGCGAGCGCCACCCGCGCTTCGACCCGGGTCGGGAAGTACTTGCGCCACCGCTGACCGTTCGCATCGGCCCACTCAAGAAACCACAGGTGCAGCGGGTCGTGACACGGGCCGATGCGCGGCAGCTGCGCGGTCGTCGTCCGAGTCCGACGGCGTCGGCCCTGCACGGTCACTGCTTCAACGTCCTCTGCAGCTGCGCCATCGCGGCATCGAGCGAGCCGGGCACGGTCGGGTCGAACTCCGCGACGTCGAGGGCGAGGCGTCGGAGGTTCATGGGCACCGTCCTGCCCTTCGGCACGAGCAGCAGGATGGGCTTGTCGAGATAGACCGCGAGCCCCATCTGCAGCAGCGGGATGACCTCCTCGATCATCGACTCGTTGAACAGGCAGAGGAACCAATGCGACCCGTCGATCTGCTTCGCGTTCTCGCGCGCCGCCCGGCGGAGTTCCTTGCTGACCCGCGTCACTGCGGACGTCCTGGCGGCACCAGCGGCACCGGCTCGTCGAACTCGGTGAAGCCGTCGCCGGTCTGCGGCACGTGCACGCGGGTGCGGCTCGACGGCGTGAGGCCGAGCTCGGGCCACAACCGGGCGCAGCCCGCGAGCGCCTTCGTCGCGATCGCGATGTAGGGGTTCGGCATCGGGTAGCCGCTCGGCGAGAAGACAATCAGCCCCGACGCGGTCAGCTTCTCCACGGCTTCGAGGTACCGGCTCCACTCCAAGCAGAGCGCCATCAGCGCGGCGCGGTCGGCCTCGGTGATCTGCTTGCCCTGTCGGAGCATCGGCGCAAGCCGTCGCCACTCGTCGGCCGCGCGCACGACCGCCGCCACGGCCGGGGGCGGCGCGTCGAAGGTGTCGTCCGGGGCGGGCGGCTTCGGCTCGTCGGGGTTCCCCGGCCGCTTCCCCGGGTTCCCCTCCATCTGGCGTCGCCACGACGGCTTCGGTTTCGGGCCGCGCGTCACGCGGCCTCCGCCGGCTGGAGCTGCGCACAAGCGGGGTCGCGGGTCGGGCTGGGGCCGACAACCCGGGGGGGCCCGACCGGCCTCCGGGGTCCGCGTGGCCCCCTGTCTCGGAGGTCGGATTGGCCCGCCTGTGGGGCCTGTGGGAACGAGATCGCCGGGGGGGCCGGTAGGGCAGGGTAGGGGCCCGACCCGAGGCCTCTGAGGGCCGTCCGGTTCGCTCTGGGGCCGCGGACAGCCGGGGTCACGGTTTCGGCTGGGGCCGACAACCCGGGGGGACCCGGGTCGCCGGATTCCCCCTGTCCCGGAGGTCGGAAGGGCCCGCCTGTGGGGCCTGTGGGAACGTCTCGCCCGGGGGGCCCGGGGGGCAGGATGGGAGCCCGACCCGCCGCCTCTGAGGGCCGGGAGGTCGGGAACCCGGGGAACTTACCGCGCCTCGCCCGGCAGGCGGAGCACACGCGGATACCGCGCACGTTTGCCATACGTTGTGACCAACGCTTCGCCGATGTCGGAGTAGCTGTGTCCGGTCCGAATGCGCGCGGCCGCGAGCTTGGCCCCCGCGTCGCGCGGCACGCGGATCGACAGCACCCGCCGCGACTTGTCAGGGAACGGCGCGCGGGCCGACTCCGCGAACGTCACGGCGTCCGCGAACTGCAGTGCCAGGACCGCGAGGACCGCATTGCGGCTGAGCCCCGTCCGCTTGACCACCGCGGCGAGGCGTCGCAGCCCCGCCTCGGTGAAGTCCATCGCGAACGGCTTGGGCAGCGCCTTGGTTGCGAACACGGACCGACGCCCGGCCCCCGGCCGAGCGCCCCCATGCCCGCGTGTCGTCGTCGTATTCAACGACAACACAGTCGCACAGCGCCTCACGACGCGTCAACGTCGTCGTCGTCGTCGTCCTCCTCCTCGACCGCCACAATCGTGCAGCGCATCGGCAGCTCGCTGAGCGCGATGGGCCCGCTCGTGCTGGCGTAGTAGCCCTGTGCGACGAACCGCCCGCACCACTCGGCGCACGCCGCCTCCGCGAGCTCGCGCGTCGCGTAGTCCGTCGGCGCGATCGGGACGCCGTCTGGACTCATCACCCGGAAGCCGTAGGTCACGTCCGGTTCCCCCGCCTCGGCCACACTGCAGACAATCGCGTCGCCGACGATGACGTCGCCCGCCCGCAGCTTGCCCAACGACCCCGCGAGCACCGTCGCCCGCGTGTTGAACGGCTTGCCCTTCGACTTCCCGTCCTCGTCGACGAACATCACCGCCTCGGGCAGATACAGCGCCTCGATGTAGCCGCCGACCGCCGCCTGCAGCTCCTCGAGCTGAAACGACGCACCGCGCCCTGGCCGCAGCTCGCGCACTGGACCCACCGCCGGAATCACTGTCGCCATCAGTCCTTCTCCTTCTGGACCCATGAGGCCCGCCACCCGATCCCGAGCGCCGTCGCCATGCGGCGGATCGCCGCGTCTGACGAATCGCGGAACCCGCTCCAATCCATGCCCTGCGGCGGCATGTGGCCCGGGGCCCCGTAGGCATCCGTCAACGGCCAGCACAGGTCCCACGCCTGCTGATCGTCGCGGATGCGCGTGAGCACGAACGTGCGGAGGCGGCGGTCGAGGTCCTGTTCCTCCCCCTGCTCCCGCGCGTTCGTCGCCCGCAAGATGCGGTGGCAGTTGCGGCAGCTCACAAAGCTCCAGTCCCCGGCGACGAACTGATCGCCGGCGGTCCGGGTCGACTTACCCGCGCCACACAGCGCCGGGCCGTGGTGCACGGGCTCGGCGGCGTCCTGCCGACTCGCGAAGTGAATGACGGGCGTCATCGCGGCTCCTCCTCGATGTGCCACTTCGCGACGTTCACTTCGTGCCGCACACACCACACTTGCCACCCGCCCTCCTCCGTCATCCCGATGTTCAGGCGGCAGTACTCGGCCGGGGCCATCGGCCCCAACGGCTCGCCGAGGTGATCGACCCCCGCCTTGAACTCCTCCAAGCAGCGGCGGCAGTGGAAGTACATCCGAATGGTGTTCTCCGTCGTGCGCGCGTTGTCGTACATGACGACGACCTTCCGCGGCTCGCCGTGGTCGCCGTGCACGTCCGGCGTGACGGCCTTCTTCGCCGCCGTCTCCGACAGCGTCGGCTTCTTCTTGGTCATAGACGCTCCTCCACGACGGCGGCGATGCCCTGCTCCAACTGTTCGAGCGCCTTGGGGTCGTGGTCCTGCAGCCACGTCGCAATCGTCGGCGTCTTCGTGATGACAAGGGCGGCGCGCAGCAGCGCCGTCGTGCTGTCCAACTCGACACGCTGCAAGGGCGTCAGCTTCTCGCGCTCGGCCAACTGCTCCAACGACGTCGCGATGCTCTCGGCCGCGTGTGCGAGCCGCTTCATGGTCCCGTCGTAGAACGACTGACCCATCCGGGTTTCAAAAAACTGCGGTCCGTTACTCATTGCCACTCCTGTTTGCCGCGACGGCCTCGACCGCCGCGAAGTCCTCGTCCTCGTGCCGCGCGTCGTTGCACGGGCTACACAGCCACGCGCCGTCCGGCCACGGCCACAACGTCCAGTCCCATGTCCACGCGATGTGCGCGCCACACCGCGTGCAGACATCCTTCATTTGCCCTCCTTCTCCCACTTGCCGAGCACCCCGGCAATCTCGGTCAGCCACAGCGACGCCGACGTGTCGCCGCGCGCCAACGCCCGCGCCGAGGCCTGCAGCGCGGCGGTGTACGCCTTGCGGTGGTTCCCCCGGTGTTCGATCAGAAACCGCTCCGCCGCATCCTCGGCCGTCGGCCGCACGTACGGCCCCGGGTTGAACTCCTCGGCCATCACTCGTCCTCCTTCGTCCTGAACGGCACACCCCACGCGGCGCGCCACCGCTTGTCGCTGCGCACGCTCTTGCGCAACTTCTCCAAGTCCTCGTCGAACAGCCCTGGCTCGCGCGGCGACAACGCGTCGTGTTCCGCGAGCAGGAAGTCCTCTTTCGTCTTGCCGCGTCGCTTGCCCACCTTCGTGTGGCAGTCGTACGCGTAGTCCGGGATGTCGAGCCGCGACGCGCGCGCCTCCTCAAGCGCCGCCGTCAGCACGGCCTCGTCGACGGCCTTCGGGTCGTAGACCAGATTGGTCAGGTGGTCGGCGTCTCTGGACTTGCGCGCCTGACACAGCAGCACGACCGCCTTCGCAAGGAAGATGCGGCCGCGCGCCGGGCCCGGTTTGCGGCTCGGCGACGACGCCTTGATGACGAGCCAACTGTCGTGCAGCGCCTTGATCTCCGTCGTCACAATCCCGGCGCAGTCCTCGGCACTGACCGTCAGGAGCCGTCGCCACGCGTACGGCGCGTAGCCACTCTCCATCAGCTCGATCGCGAAATACCCGGCCGTCCGCGCGTCGTTGCGGCGGATGGCCTTCTGCAGCGCGCTCGCCACCTCGCTCAGGTGGTAGCCGCGCGCCGTCATCAACTGCATACCGTCACCTCCCCTCTCGCATTCACCTTCGCCGCGAACTCACAGCCGTTGCAGCTGAGGATCGTCGTGCGAACCAACTTCGTCAGGATGGGGTGCCACCGAACGTGGTACGGGACGGCGTACTCGACTTCGAGTCGCGCGTCCCGGTCCAACGTCATGGAGCACCCGCATTGCGGGCACGTCACTGCTACATCCTCCCCCTCAAGTGTAGTCGGAATCAAGGTCGCCCTCTGGGCCCGCAACTACTCCGCCACCAGCTGCCACACCTCGACCTCGATGGGGTAGGCTGCCCGGCACTCCTCCTCGTCGCCGCAGAGTTCGTCGCGGTACTTCCCGCACTCGCGCCTCGCGAGCTCCTCTGTCGCCGCGATGGTCCGAAACAGAACGCCCTGCTCCTCGTTCGTGACCTTGCCTTCGTACACACTCGTCATCACCGTCCTCCGTGTTCACACGGGCCGCGGTAGTGCGGCCCGTTGCTTCGCGCGCATTCCGGGCAGCGTCGGTCCTCGACCTGCACCCACTCGGCCCCCTCGTCGGGTCCGAGGTCCGCGAGCTCCACCGGCTCACCGCGGCCGTCGTTGAACTGCAGGGTCACCCCCTGCTCCGTGCCGAGCGCAGCCGCGGCCCCGAGCTCGCGCGCCTCCTCCTCTGTCTCGGCGACGTCGAGCACCCGCCGCGTGAGGCTGTCGACGACGTCGAACTTCAACAGCGCCAACTGACGCGCGGCGACGACCGCGACGTCCAGTGGGTCGTCGACCAACGCGTCGGTCACGCGCCGATGCCACGACATCGCGGCATTCGGCCCGCCGTCGGCCGTGATGTCCGCGCGGGCGTCGAACCAATCCGCGAGCTCCGTCAGCAACTCGTATGTGGACTCGCGCATCACCGGCACCCCGCGGCAACCGCCCTGGCGGCGACGCGCAGGCCGCGCACCGCGGGATGGCCGTACTCGGTCGCGCAGCGCCACCCCTTCGAGTAGTCGTACGCGCGGAGCACCCACTCGGGCGTCAGCTCGAACGACTCCGGCAGCTGCTCCGCCGGCAGGAAGTAGTCGATGCCGCGGTCGACGTCGACCATCAGCAGGCCCCCCTCTCCTCCCGGGTCGAACATCGCGGCGATCCGCTGCCCGGCCGCCGTGTAGCAGCGGCCGGTGTTGAACGCGACGACCATCGGCGCGGTCACTGCTGCGCCTCCTTCCCCCACGCCCATCGGGTCACCGCCGCCACCACGTTGCGGTGGACGACTGACTCGTTGCCGAAGCACTTCACCTCTACGCTGTCGAACCGGACCAAGCGGACCGACTCCACGTAGTCGAGCGCAAGCCGCTCGCCGTCCCCGAACTCAAGCTCGATTCGCATCACTGCTCTCCAACCTGTCGAACAACCACACGAACAGCGGGTGGTCGTAGGTGCGCCACGTCCGACCGCCCACCGTCCACTTCGCCTCGACGCCCCACGACCCCACGAGCACAAGCCCGAGCCGCCGCGACGTCCACTGCACGACCGTCGTGGGGTCG